CGCGGCCAGCAATGTCGCTGCTGCCACATAAGGATTGGCCAGCGCAGTCTTGTTGAAGAGCGCTTGTGCTCCCTCTGCCAGCAGTAAGGCTCGGTAGTTGATGATCTGAGCGGCGGTGTAGCCCTGGATTGAAGCGGTGGCTATTACCTGAGCAATGTTTGCAATAACCACAGCAGCTTTGTATGTGCCGTACGTTATCGCCAGCACCTCGATTACGGCGATTACTTTTTCGTAATTCTCAACGAGTCCGATCCCACCTTTCAGGACGGCGGAAAGAATGCCTTCGTTGCTCTGTCCGATATTGTTCAGCATCTGGGTATAAGCGTCTCCGAGGTTGCTCGTTAGTCCTGTCAGCGTTTTCGATTGTTCCTCCATCAAGCCAGAGAACATTCCACCTTGGTCGGTGAGTGTTTTGATCGCTTTCTCGACTTCTGGAAAGCCCACTTTTCCCTGCTCCACGAGGCCCTTCACTTCGCTTTCTGCCACCTGAAACTGATCGGCCAGCAGCTTAATAAGGGGGATACCTCTGCCCACAAACTGGTTGAGGTTGTCAGCGAATAAGCGGCCCTGGGTTCTGGTTGTTCCGTACAGGTAGGTCAGGTCGTTGAGGGGAATTGACAAACCGGCGGCAATGTCGCCCAGCCTCGTGAGTGTGCCTGATATCTCCTCCGAAGCGACGCCATAGGCGAGTAATTGTTTTGCTCCCTGTGCAACACTTTGCAGGTCAAAGGGAGTAGTCGCCGCAAGCGTGACTACTTCTGCCATCAAAGCGTCAGATTTCCCCTTATTGCCCAGCATGGTAGCAAAGGCAACTTCGAGCTGCTGGAATTCTCCACGAACCTTGATCAGCTGCATGGGCAGGTCTTTGATCTGAGTGAATGAAAAGTAGCCAGCCGCAGCGATGCTTAGCTTCCGAAAGGAAGCGTCGATTCCTGATGTCGATTCCTGAGCTTTGGCAGAGAAGCCCATAACCCGTCGCTGCATCTCATCAAATTCCCGTTTAAACTGGGTGTTATTAATGACCAAATCGAACTCTAAGGCTCCGTTCATTTAGTTTCTTGCGTTTATTCTGCTGATTATTTCTTGCGCGTTTTCTGCTGTAACCCTGACTGGCTCTTCATCCTGCTCTCCTGCTGGCGACTTCTTGTATCCCGGCGCGTCGATTTGCATTCGTTGCAGCAAATTCCAAGGGATGCCCCAGGTTATGTAATTCAAATTCCACCCATAATGGGCCATAATTGCTCCCCTTAGGCCATAGGTACTTTTCAGACCCGTGGCTCCACTTTCCTCTTCTCCATCAGAGTGGGGCTCGTCGTTCGGTTCGTCGTCGATAGGTATCTGATAGAGTTGATAAAATCCCCATAATTATTCATCTTGTTGATAATAATGGTTAGTTGAAACAGCTTTGTTGGGGTGATCCTCCACAAAAAGTACCAAGTCAAAATTGACGCAAAAAGAGCGACCTTGGTTCTGTTGTTAAGCACCGCAATGGCCACAATACGAGCGCACCTTTTTGCGCTCGTGAGCGCGATGCTTTTCGCTTCCTGAATCGGGTTTTTTTGCAGCTTTTCCTCGCTGATCTCCATTTCTAAGAACTCGCGACTAAGCAGATCAAGCGTGCCCAGGTAGGGCTGATAAATATAAAAGGAGCGCTCCTTTCCTCCGACAATTCGCAGGAGAGACTTCTTTGGCACGGTGAAGCGCATTCCTTTTTCCAGAAGGATGTCGAGCTCCTTTCCCTCCCTCTCTTTTTGGATTAAATCCTCTGTTTCCATAAAGGTTGAATATATTCAAGAAAAGCCGCACTAGGCGGCTTTTCTGGTTTTTTGTGTCTCTCTTAGTCTGTGCCTGCAATTAAAGCACGATTGGGTCGGTCGCAGTAATGGCATACGTGTTAAGTTTGGTCGGTGCCATCACGAGGCAGGTAACCTCTAACAAGTTGATGCCCGACCGGGCCAGCTTCTGGTTGAATACTGCGTCAACCGCTACGCGAGGGAAGGCCCAGACAATGCCGGCCTCGGAGGTGAGCTTAAGGCTCTGCTCCACTGATGGTCCTGCCGATGGCGAGGCCCAGACCTTAGGGCTGGTTCCGGTCAAGGTTCCTCCTTTTAGGCTGCCATACAGCGTGGCGTCTGGATCCATAATAGAGAACTTGACGGTCGTGTCTCCGATTTCTTTTATCATCAGGATAGGGCGGTCTGTGCCCTCTTTTTTGTGCGGAGTCGCTGTTGCCTGCGACTCTACCATGGATGCTGTGTCTTTGTAGGTGAAGCCAATCTCAGCAAGAGTTGTGCCCATTCCACCATCCACAGCGATGGCTCCCATTTCGATTTTTGAGTACCCGAAGGTGAAAACTCCCATATTTTTGTGATTTTAGAACTAGTTGAAAAAAGTAAAATCGATCCTAATGTTGAAGTAGTGCGAGTCAAATTCCGGCTCTTCGTAGATGCCTTGGTTTGCGATGTTGATAACAAACTTATCCCCTACATGGTGAACAAATACAGGAACAATGTAGGCTGATAATTCTTGTAGCCTTTGGTTGTTCGGCACCAGTTGCCCGACCCCCTCGATCGTATGCAATACGTCAGGCACATGGATGTTGATGTTGCCAACGCCAAGGCTGATATCCCCAGGAGTAAGAACTATGGAGTTTACCACAACGTCCTCCCTCGTTGATTTCGAGGGCCTGCTGTTATGAAATACACCGCCAGAAACGGCATTCTGAATGCCGGTTCCTATCAGTAACCCGTAGGCGATTCGGCTCATTTCCAGCGTTGTTCTCATAGTGACGCGATGTCCTCCTTTATTCTTTGGATAATCTTTGGCACCTCAATATTTGCCTTTTGCTCAGCAGAGGCTAAAACGTCATAGCCTCTCCTCTCCACGTCTGCTGCATATTCCATACCACCCACCACAACCAGTTTAATGCCATGATTTAGGCCAGACACGGCGTTTTGCGCCTGAGTCTGTGCCTTTGCTTTACCAGATGCACCAGAAGGCGTGGTGGCTTTGAAGTTATCGGACACAATTCCGTGTCTGTCGGCCACAATATAACCAATTGAACTTCGGAGGTTTCCTGTCTGATCCATGTAGGTTCTTACGCTCCGGGCATGGTTCACCAGCTCCTCTCCTAACCCGACCACTTCGTTAATAATAGCGCTTTCGATGTTGTTCTCAATCTCTGCGAATTGCGCACGCAAGTCTGGTAGTGAGAATTTCGCTTTCATAGCCATATTTTGCAGTAGGTCTGGTTTCGTTCAAACTGGATAACCTCTCCCTGTATCCTGGCAACATCCCCAAACAGCACCTTTACGGTTGTTCCTGGGAGTATATTCGGGCAGGCAATTGGAAGAAAAACGTTAGCGGAATACTTGACTTTTACGCCATCTATTCCTGCGACCTCTTGTCCTTTACCATCCATTTCTCCTCTGCAATGCGTTACCGGCTGCCAGGCGCCTGTCACGGCCACAAAAAGCCCATTTTCGTCCTGGGTAGATTCTACCTGGACTAGTTGGTGTAGCTCGTGTGGGTATCTGATCACCATATATTGCTGAGGTCCTGGACGGTTGGCTGAGTGTTTTCTAGTCCGATTTCCCTACAAAGCGAATCGTGCAGCTTTTGCACGCTGCTGCGATCCCAATTCGCTGAATATTCCCCCTCTGAAACGTCGGGCTGAGCGAGGATATCACGAACCATAAAGACCAAGGCTTTTTTGGGGGCAGTTGCGTTTTCGGCCTCATAGGGCGCGGTTGTGTAGTCCCCAGCCACCCCAGCGTCAATCGTAGCGACCTCCATCTCGTTGTCGCTGGCATCAATGCCGTACCTGTTCAGTTTGGCCTTTAAAAATTCGCGGATAGTAATCATTTCTCAGCTTTCTGCTTTTCCTCCTTTTTCCCTTTTTTCTCTTCGGGCGCTTCGGGATCGCCTAAGTCGATTTGAGGAGTCACAAGGTTTCGCTGCAAAAGGTCAGCGAGGCGCTCAGGAGCCATGTCGGAGACATCGTCACCGACCTTATGCTCGTGCATGTAGTTGTCTCGGTCCCGGAAAGTAGCCGAGACAACATATTTATCTTTTTTATCCATTACTCCTGTACGGTTTTGCTGTCGAGTAGATAAATCTGATCGACGTTGCTTATTACTGGAACAACACGCGCCTGCGAGCTCGTGTACTCCGAAAGAGAAGGCTTGTTCTGTCTGTATTTCGAGACAAGAATAAAGTCGTCGGCTTTCGTGTAGCTAACGTTGGCGACAGGGTGATTTTCTTCCGCAAGTTTTGCGTACATAAGGGTTCCCACTTGGAGCCCTGGAAGCAATACAACCGCACCGTCCGCCCATGCCTTTGTGCTGCTCTGCGTGCCGTTCTTTTCGGCCTTAAACGATCGGTCGGTGACCTGGATAGTGAAGCCGTAGCGGTCGCTAGTGAAGGCATTAAGCTGGGACATCGATGGCACCTGGATATTCGACCCGACAAAGTTCAGGCTAAAAGCGAACTGCTCTTTTGCCTGCGTCGTTTTGGCCAGGTTGTTGAACGCTGTCTTATCCATCATCACTACCGTGATCGTGTTCCCGTCCAGCGTCGCTTTGTCCAGCACTCGCTGGATATCGTCAAAGGGTTTCGCCGTAGCGGCGGTTGCCCAGATAACTTCCGAGCCAAACTTGTTCCCTGCTGGGAAGCCATAGTCTAAGCGCACTCCTGTTCCGGTGTTGCCTGCGTCCTGCACGAGCGTCACTCCTGTGGAGAGGCCCTGCAAGAACATGTATTCGTTACGCTCGTAAATTCCACCGATAACCTTGGGCAGGTCGTTGAAAATCTTCGCGAGAATCTGAGCGTCGGTACCTCCCTGAGCGATTAAGGTGTCAAGGTCGGTCAGCTGCTGCTCATTGAGCTTCAGCTCCATTCCCATCTTAGGAATGTCGCCATTTGCCTTGCTGATTGAGTCCCTATTTTTGAGCGGAAGTGGCGAGTCCATGGCCACAACGTCAGCCATAACGAGGCTATTTGCGGCACTGATTGACTCCCACTTACCATTCACAGAGTACTCCTTACGGAGCATGGTTTTGTGCAGATACGAGAGCGGATTCGTAGTATCGTTGAGTTTCTCTACGATGCTAACTGTTACCCCTGTGAGGTATTTTTCGACCCATTGGAGAAATAATGACTGTTCCATTTCTTAATTTTCTGGGGGTTAGTTAGTCCTGACGGAATTGAATAACGGGAAGAGCGGCCTTTACGGCGGCCAAGATCGAGGTCATCGAAAAGGGCGCGGCGGCTGGGTTCACTGTGCCTCGCACCATGATGCCCGCAAATGGTTTCGCTGTGCGAATAGAGGCTACCAAAATTCCGGCATACTCGTGACTATCTGGCAGCGCGGCGTAGACGGTGTCGTTGGTGGTGAGCGGCATCGGCTTATACTCTCCACTCGAAGTGGCGCGAATAATCACGTGACCGGACTTGATCACTTCGGGCGCAAACCCTGTAACATCGAGGGTTCTGCCTCCTCTAATGGCTTCCAGGTTTTCCACGATAACGATCGAGTCGTTGCCTGTAATAACCTGAACTCCTGGGTTGTTTAAATTGGCTGTTGCCATAATTACATAATGTTAGAAATTACAGAGGAGATCTCCTCCTTGGAGGCCTCTTTTGATGTGCCGGCTGCGTCAAGCGGTCGATGCTGGCCACGGAGCGATTGGGTTGCGAGCGACTGCGTCAGGTCCTTGACGTCGGTCTCGGTCTCGTCTAAATAAGCCGTGAACTCATCGTCACTTTGAAAGCTCATTTTCGCGAAATCCTTCACGATCTTTGCCTTGATTGCTGGGGGCACATCTTTGAGCTTAACTTCGAGCGCTTGCTGCCGAGTTTCGCTTGTTTTCCCTGACTCTAACTTGGCCAGCTTGTCAGAGAGCAATTCGTTTTGAGAGATCAACTGTTTGGCCCATTCTGGTACGCCAGCGTCCTCTTTCTTTTCGGGTTCGGCGTCCTCTTTCTTTTCGGGTTCGGCCCCTTTTTTTGCTTTTTCAACGGCAGATGTAGCTCTGCGATCGGCCTCTGCTTTTGCCAATTTCAGCATAGGCTCGAGCGCTTTCACTGCTTCGTCTGCTTCACTCTCCTCTGTGACGGTTTTGCTTAGCTCTTCTGCAAGCCCATCAATAAAGGCGCTGTTAAAGTTCATGTTGGTATACATGGCCTTAATTAGCGCGGCTAGTGTCTTTTTCATATTTGTGTCAATAATTGACCAATAAAATGTAGTAGAGTGACACAAAAATAAATTAATGTGCTTATAATACAAGCACATTAATCATATATTTGTATTAAAACTATTGGATAAATGACTAATTACCCGGATATAAGATTCAGAAAGAAGGAGGGGGGGGCGAAAGTCGACTGGTTCGAGGTCGTGGAGCCCTGTTTGGTGCGTGTCGTTGGTCCCACCCTGACGATTATAATCCCAGCCGGATACGTCACCAACTTTGCCAGTATGCCTCGGTTTTTTTGGCTCCTGATTGCTCCCCACGGCCTAATTGCTAACGGGGCGGTGGTGCATGATTTTATGTACGAAAGCCGAGCTTTTGAGGAGTATCTGGATAGCCGGTCGGCTCGCTTATTGGCAGACACGATCTTCCTGGCAAACATGAAGCAGAGCGGCGTGCGAGCTTTTCATGCCTATTTTTTTTACTTGGCAATCCGGGCCTTTGGTCGGTCTTGGTGGATGAAGAACCCACTTTAATTTTAATCGTTTCAACATGAGAAATCCTTTCATTTTTCTTTGGCTCCTGGGTGCTTATATTATTATAAGCATTGGTTCCCTCTCTGCTCAAACAATAACAATGCCAATCGGAGGGGGCACGATTGCCACCCGAGAATGGGTTGAGCAGTATACTTTCAATCGTTTGCGCGAGCTGGGTGTTTCGGATTGTATTTTGCAAGTCGACTCTATTGCCCAGGAGGGCCCCTCTATTTCGTTCAAGATAAACTCTTCTTTTACGTCGCTTCTTTCTTACCAGGTTGAAATTAAGAAGGGCACGCAGTCCTGGTATTACAGCAACATTCCCTATCAGACCGGCGAGAGAATGACCCTTGATGGCGTGGTGGCGACCGGCTCTGTCGTGATCACTGTTTCTCCGATCGGACGGCCCTCCTGCTATGCCTCAGCGAGTTATTTCTTGCTTGGAGACAATGGCGTCCTAGCTTGCGATGCGGGCCCTACAATTCTGAATATATCGAACGCAACGGACACTACATTAACTGCCCAATTTCACGGCAGCGGGGTCTCTGAGATTCGCTACAAAATACTGAATAGTTCCGGGACTCAGGTTCACACAGCGGTGGTGTACCCCACTAGCTCTGTGATCCCTTTGTCGTTCCCTAGCCTCATTCCAGGCGGTTATTCGCTTATTTTAGAAGGCATTAACTGCACTGGCTCCTCTTCCCTCGGCTTCAACGTCACGTCTCCTCTCGCTAACTGCGACTCAGGGCCTGAAATTCTTAGTATATCCAGTATCACTGGCACCTCTGCCTCGGTCTCGTTTCATGGCGACAATGTTACCTCGCTGAATTGGAAAGTTAAGGACGGTAGCTCTGTGCTGTACAATACCACGTTTAATCCTACTTCGTCCACATTCGGCATCAACTACTCCCTTGGTAATGGCACCTATAAGCTCGTTCTATCGGGCGCTAATTGCGTAGGCTCCGATAGTGCAGATTTCACGGTTGCGAGCGGCGGCGGTGGTGATGTCGTTCTCTCATCCGGCTGGAAGTTTATCGGTCGCACAGATACAACCTTCCTGAATATAACGGTTTCCGGTAGTGCAGGGAATTGGCTGATTTCGGACACGTCTCCTTTTACTCCGAATGTTGGGCATGAAGAAAGGTACAGGATTAACGACGTACTGGTGAAGGGCTCCAAGCTGACGAACTATGCCTATACCTCTAACGGGGTCTTAGATATTAAGAAGTGGGTGGTTAAGACGGGTCTCTCGGATGGAATGGGTGAATGGACACTGGCAGGATGGTCGGGTAGTGATCCAGACGGAGGGCAGCGTTTTTCTCCTCGTGCGGATGTCGGTGGTCAGTCTATAATTTTCTTCGAAGCGGACGACAATAAAGCAGGTCTTGCTTGGCTGGACAGGACTCCTACTTGGTATCGAGGAGACCACACTGTTTCATGGCCCACGAAAGCGCCTAATATGACCCTCCCTGCTGGAAAGTATATCATGTACAATTTCAGGCTACACGGAACAGATCAAAACCAAAGGCAATCAAAGGGTGAAACTTTCACAGCCGATCACACCGACATTTCGAAGCGTGTAGGGTTGGTATATGGTAGCGATGTGCTAGGCATAACCAATGTCAATGCTAGCGAGAGCCAGTTCCGTACATGGGCGAATAATACAACACTGTACGCCTCGCTAGCATTCGAGTGGAACGAAGGCAACAACTATCTGGAACACATGTCTATACAGCAAAAATGGTTCACAACTCGCCTAAAAGAAAGGTTCGCGGAAGATGGCCGATCTAATTACATCCTCATGCCCGATTATGGAGGGTATGACTACTCTACAAATAATATTTGGCCAAGTCCGGAAAACTCGGTCACTGGTAATAGTATAAGGTGGCGCTATACCGGAACGGTACAGGACTTGTTTAATGGCGATGGGTACCTCGGTTTTTTCCAGGGAGCGATTAACGCGGTTAACGTTAAACACTACGGAACGAATCCAAAAAATTACGGCACCAACCTGCTAAGAATTGCCAAGATTAATAGCATAAAAAAAGCCGGGTACAAAGCAATAACATTCGGTTGGGGGATGGTAGAAATTCCTTCATACGAAGGATGGGTGGCAGGCTTCGGCTGGCAAACAAAACACCCAAGCGGAGGCGTCGTTCAGAGAAATGATCTATCTCAAATACCATTTGACGACGCAGTCACGAACGGATTTCACTCCCTGTGGTACGGTGACGGCTTTTGGTGCTGGGACGGGCAGGGCATGCGCAATGCCGACCCTGTTACTATGGATAGCAGGCCAAGTACAACCCTCTTAGCCGGTGCCTCTGTGCTAGCTCAAAATGGCGGGTCTGTGGGCAACTATCAGGCTGCTCCGGATCCGGGACTTGATGGATACTACATAGGCGCTCAACTATACAATCAATGTGCTGAAACCGAAGGAGGCACGAAATTCTTTGCAACCTTCACCATTGGAGGCACTACCTACAATGCCGAGCCTGACGGCTCTGACGCTCTTATAGCTTACGATCAATCTCGTGGCGTCTGTTCTGTTCGGGTGAAAAATGGAAATGCTACAATCGTCTACTACAATCCTTTCGCAGGTAATTCGTGGCAGACGTTTTCTGTCAACATCTACGGCTCAACCTTCACTGGTCAGGTCTATGGAAAAAGAGTTTATATTGCTAACGTCACAATTTAATTTCTAAGATATGTTTGCGGCCAGAATATGTGCCAAGGGCGAGATTACCTCGCTTGGTGCCGGTATGTCAATCAAAAATTAAAAATACAACCTATGAGCTTATTAGTTGGAGCCGGAGACTTCGGGATCGGTCAAATAAAACACCAAGCGGAGGCCAGCGCTGCTGCTGCTGCTGCCAGTGTCGCAAGTGCGAATGCCGTCGTGACTGGCGTGAGTACGGCCCGCCCAAGCATCCGGCCAACGCTGCTGGTGGATTTCGCGAATGCCGACAGGTTCGACCCGCGCTTGATCGTTACAAGAAACTCGATTGGCACCTGTTTCGACGAACGCGGGTTTCGCGTTACGCGACAGGCTCACCAGATTCGTTACGAACACGACCCCATCACCGGCAGGCGGTTGGGCGCGTTGAAAGAAGCCGCCGCCACAAACCTGTACCTGTATTCGGGGGAGATTTCCGCAGCCAATGGGTGGGCGCTTAGCGCTGCACTTACTTCCACTCTGAACAATGCGGAGGGCTTGGACGGCACGATGAGCGCTGAAAGACTTACAGTCGGATCAGTGGGAGAGGTGTTTTTCCGGAGAGCCAATTCGACTAACCTGACGATTGGGCAGAATTACACGAGGTGGGGCGTTTTTCGGGCCGGAACCTCCATCTCGATAGCATTTGAGAC